TAAAATTCACGCACCTGCTGCTGGAGGGAGGCGACGCCGCCTCGGACGGACCAGAGCGAGACCTGTATCGTCCCGGTGTATCCGATGTTGGCGCTGGTGATATCCACCGTATTGGCGGAGATCCCGGACTCCGAATACAGTTCGGCCATCGTATCCGTCCGCTTGACGGACAGGCTGTAGGTCGTGCCGGCCTCGGGGCCGTAGTCCGCGTCGGTTTCTGTATCGACCGTCAGGTACGTCTGTGCCGTTCGATTCCGGTGCTTCCATGTGATCGTCAGGGTTTCGCCCAGCAAGAACTCCACGGGCTCCTGCAATTCGTTGATTCTTAATCTTGCCGGGGGATAGGGTTTGTTCAGGCGTGATGCCATTGTAACCGACTGTTCCGAAGCATCGTCAATGTCCAGTGTGCCTATGCCCGTCCGTGGCAGAGCCTTCATATTGACCGTGTTGCCGCTGGCGTACTGCACCGGAGAGAATGGCATGTCATCGAATATGAACAGATTGGCTGAAGTCGTATGCGCAACCGGCACGGTGTCCAGACATCCGCGTCCGACCGTGACCGTGCTGGAAGTGAATCCCTGCACGTACACGATCTCAGAATCGATGATACCCCATTGACCGATCTCTACATTGTCGTAATCGCCGGACCAGGCCACGGACAGCACCGTATCTGATATGGCCACAGCCACGGTCGGCTGGCACCAGGCCGCAAAATCGACGGCTTCATATTCGATGTATACGGAGTCCGTAGACAGTTTATAGCAGGGGATCATGTCCAGCGCATCGCCGCTCGGCCTTGCGCCTGTGATGCCGGCAAAGCCTACCGTGCTCGCCAGAGCCTGAACCGCCGTGTCTCCATACTCCAACGCCATCCAGTGGTAGGGCATTTCAACGGCTTTATGGACCGGACACACGGCCGGAGCGCTTGACGGACTTGTCCAGAGTGACGCCGGAGCAGAGTCATACACCGCAGTTGCCACCCCGAATACGTCCTGGACTGCCTCGATACGGATAGACGAATCCCCGAATGCGCCGTATGATACCCGCACCGCCCTCAAAACAACCTCCGTGACTCCGTACTGATCGCACGTCCACAAGAACGGCATACCCGGTTCTATCTGCATCCCTTCAGCCGTTGTCAGCAGAGTCACGGTGGCAAGATCGGCTGACCGGGCGGCCAGTTCACGCGCCGCCACTTTATCAGCGAGAGTCTTGCTGGTGATTCCCGGATATTCCAGCACAACATTATTGGTGTATCCCTGCCGGGCAATCGATGCGATATCGTGCAGTGTGGTTGACCCGGTTTCGCCGGTCGAGGCATCCCAAAATTTGACCGTTACGGAGTTGACCTGTTCCTCAATGGTCCGGCGTCGGTATTGCTCAACGGTTGCCACGTTGTCATCGTCCAGCAGGGGGATTGTCTCCACATCATAATCAGCGCGGATCAGACGGATTTTGACAAGCCCGGTATGAATATCTGTGTAGATCGCCGCGTCGATATGCTCCCGGATCGATTCAACGAAATCCTCTATCCGGGCCGAATGGTCCCAGATCAGGCTCATGCCGAAACCCTCTGTATAGAGCGTATCGGCCACGGCCCGAAAATTCGTGTCATCGATATCAGCCGTGTTGAACATCGCGCCCCACTTGGTGCTGGTGTAGGTCGCGTAGAGGATATGGGCCGGGTTCATGTCGTTGCCGATGGCGGCCTTTGCGGAATACCAATCGTCGTAAATATTTTTGGCCCAGATATCCCACATCTTGATGTATTCGGAGTTGCCGAGATAGACCTGCCGGAGCACCAAGCAGGCTACGCCGCGGTAGGCGGGGATATCGGCCGTCCCAAAGACTGATTGCAGATAGTCGTTCTGATCCTGATCCGATGCGCCGGTCTCGAAATCAACACTGCCCGTAACACCACCGCCGCTCTTCTTGCCGCCGAATATTTCAGGTTTGTTGATCGTGATCGTGCCGCCGGTCGATGTGCCTTCCCACAATATTTTTCCATCAGTTTCGAGCTTGGTGATGCTGTCAATGTCATGGGCCAGCACCATGTGCATCCCGAGATAGTATTTATAGCCGGTCGTGACTTTCTTTGAGCTGAAAAACCCCGACGACACCTTTTCCCGGATCGCAACCGTCTTGAGGTCGCCGTACCAAACCACGTTCGGCCCCTGCATCTTTTTATACCCGAACAGCACCGGGAACTCCCGGCCCAGCTCGGAAGTCGTGACGTTGAAATCCTCGATGCCCGCCGCTTTCGGGGAGGTGTATTTGGTGCGCGGCGTCAGGAGATATGAGACGGCCATGCTCAGCGCGAATAGTCCGACGATTGCCCAGAATCCCATTATTTTATGCTCACAGTGAAGGGGTTGTTTTTCGGAAACCACGGGAAAGATAAGGCGTTTATCACGTTCCCGAACTTGCTGACACAGGTTGCCAGCGTCCTGTCACAGCCCGGATAAAGTGCCACCGCCGTGCCAGCAGTCAGGCTCGAAAGCGGCCTTGAGATGGTCAGCGTGTTGCCGATATGCGACGTAATGAATCGCGTGTCATCCAGATCGGCGATAATGCCGCCGCTGAACCATCCATCGGCATAACCGGACGTGGCTGACATAACGAGCGTGGTCGGATTGGTCACGCCGGAAATCGTATCGTCAAACCTCATGGCCGGCTGATCGGCTCCGCAGTCAACGCCGTACAGAGGGTGCTGGCAGATCAGCTCGCAGCGGTATCGCAGCCCATACCGGCGCATCATGGAGTAGACCGATTCGCACTCGAAATCCACCTCCTCGCCCTTCGATTCGCACGAAACGACCCGGCCCTTCCAGATCACGACCGCATCCGCATACGTCAGGCCCCGGTGCAGCTTTTTCACCGTGACGCTGGTTGATGTCTCCGGTGGCTGGTTGATGAATTCGGACACAAGGTCATGGTTGCGGGGCAGGGTGATCGTAATCTGATCCCTGGAGGGATCTTCTCCGTGCTCGATTTTCCCCCGCGTGATCGACGCGGGTTCATAGATTTGCAGATCGTGCACATAGAATTCGGTTTTGCGCGTGGTCAGATATAGACTCCATGCGCCCCGCACAAACTCGTAAAGCTCGAACGGCTCGCCGCTGTCTACACTGTATTCCAGATCAGTAAAATCGCTCATTCAGGCACCCTCATCAGGGGAACGGACGCATCAACAAAATACGGGTTTCGATGCCGCAACGTGATGGCGTCGGAATTGAATCGCACCAGATCCATGAAGCACCAGAGCACAACCTGGTGCCGCGTAACCTCCCGCCCGATTGCGGAATCAATCGATAATGTGGTATTGCCGCCCGGAGCGGTCGTAGCTGTAACGATCCGGCGATAATAGACGCTGCCGTCATTGAGTTCCATCATGAAGTCGCAGGGGAACGTGCCGTAAACTGACAACGCACGGCCCCCGGTAATTTCGATATCGGTTGTCAGCGCCGTGATCGTTGCAGCCAGTGTGAAATCCTGATTGTAGGTCGGAAGCCAGAATGGTTTTTGTCGTCCGCGCCGCGCGTGAAGCCATTGCCGGAGCGCCCACAGATCCTCTTTCGTTTCTGTCCACAGTCCGAGCGTCCTGGCAAACTGTGTGTAATCCTGAGTTTCGAGCACCGTGATAGGCCCCTGGCCGTTGTCGATCTGTGTGGTAGGCCGGATGATCCGCTCGGACAGATCATCGATGGCATAATGGCCGTTCGTCACCACATCGTAGCTGCGGTATTGCGTATATGGCGAAGTGTCTGAAAGGTCCACAGTATCGTTGCAGAGGAATGATGCCGTCGCCGCTGCATCCTGACCCGGAGTGCGAGTGAACTCCATGCCCTCCGGAAGTATTGCCCGCTGCATGGGCATGATCCAGGCATTCTCGTAGGTATCTCCGAGCACCGGATCAATGTCGATGCCATCGGCCCTCACGGTATCGATCAGCAGCGCGGTTGCTTTGTCCGGGGATTCCCACAGCATCGCCCAGCCGCCCTCCTGATAGTCCGCACAGGATGTGTCAAAATCGATTGCCGACGCTCCGGCTATTGCCGACACGGTTGAATGCTCTTTCCAGATCGGCAGGCCCCAGACGCCATGCGCGAACCTATCGACCGAAGTCTTCACGTCAGAATATCGGTCGCTTGGTAGTGAAAAGCTGAAATTATATGTCTGCCGTGGCGCGTCCAGATACGCGATCCGCTGTTCGCCTTTCCGGGTCTGAATTACATTTGTATTCCAGTGCAACTCTTCGGTGAATTCTTCGCGGGGCATCCACAGCCAGATCATGACCCGTGATCCGACAATCATGCAGTACGGTGTCGAGTCAGCGAACAGCGCGGAGAAATTGAAATAGACCGTGGCGCCGATGGTGGACGGGCCATTCATGGTTACAGATGCCTCGTAGGTAACCTCTTCAAGAGGCGCGAACTCATAGGGAATCGTGACCGGCTCGGACAGATCGATGCCGTCCGTGCTGACCTCGGTTACTGAGGTCATGGTCTGAGGCACGAAATACGCGTTCCAGATCGTGATGTCGTGCGTCTCGTCGGAAAGCATCTGGCCGAGGTCGATGTAGTTCGGCACCACATGAATCCGGTAATAATAATCATCCAGATAGCACGGAGACAGCGTGCCGGACTTGGCCTCCGGAGACAGAGACACGGCGACATGCGTGTAGGAATTGGTGAGAGATACCAGCCCCTCCTGGATCAGCGGGTCCCCTAAATATCCGTCCGCCTCCCACCACTGGAACTCGTCCGGCCAGTCCGTGCCTTCGGACCCGGTAGGCAGGTAGCCTCCGAGGGAATATGCTGATATCGTGGCTTCCGCGAACAGGATGAAGCGCTCGGACTTTTCTGACCCGACGCCTGAGTCTGTAGGAGTCGGGAGCGTTACTTCAGGTGCCGTGGACGAGTCTGCGCCTGTGCCGGAGTCGGAACCCTCTGCCGGCCAGAACACTGATGGATCGTAGAGATACCCAATATCCGCGCCCGTACCGGAGTCTGAGCTGAATATGCTGACTACCGAGGACTCTGCGCCTGTGCCTGAGTCCGAGGCTTCCTTGTCGGGAATGCCTTCTTCAGCTCCCCAAGTCCCCCAAGTCGGTTCGGGGTTGGCGTATTTGCGGACGATTAGGTCATCTATCCATGTATCATTGCCTGCGGAGGCTCCACTATATAACACGAATTGATTTTTAAAAGCACTATAGGCGTGTATAGTCGCGCCGGACGCGATACAGGCATTATTGAAATACAGATCCAGCGTACCGGCAGTCCAATCGATATTACAGATTTCGTAAAGACCCCACTCACCGGCGGTGCAATCCACGCCAGTATCTATGATCGTCCCGGCGGTATTCTGGTACTTAATATTTTCAGAGGAATCGACAATAATATTGATCCGCCTGGTTCCGTTGCCGTGAATCAACGGGCAAACATCTCCCGCCCCATCCATTTTCATCATTCTGCTTCGGATCGCATATCCTGTGCCAGCAGTCAGGGCGAAATACGCATTGGGGTATGATGAGCCGCCAACTAGTTTTGCTGACCTTGTGCCTGACGCTTTCTGCGCCGTGTCAATCTCTACCGTGCCATGACCTACCGTCCAATCCTCGTCAGCCGTAGCAATCGAATCGCCGTCAGAACCGCTTTCAAAATTCTTGTGCTTGATGAATATATCCGTTCCGGCACAAGACGCATCAGTCAAAGCCGAATCGCCGTACTTAATCACAACATTCGTGTCAGACGTCCCCGGACTCGCAGCCACCCAAACGCCGACTGACTGGTTCGGGGTCGTGCCGGTCAATGATCCCCAATCGATCATGTAGTTAAGGGCTGCGTCGGCAGCGTCGTGGAAGCGGATGTCGCCAAAATCGGTTTTGCAGTGGGCGTCGCAGTGGACCTGTGGAATCTCTACAATACTGATTGAGTCAAATAGCATTGTGCCGGCAGTGCCGGACACCTTATCGTGCCGAATTATTACCCATGTGTCATTATTGACGTGTGTAAAGTCGGCAGATACATATACCCATTCGCCAGATGACGTTCCGGTAATTAAGGCATCGTAAGTATATGTGCTGTCGTGTACGCCTATTCTGTAGTTTTCGTCTCCGGAAGTGCCGCTCTTGACGTACCCAGATAGCCTATATCGTCGGCCTACTATGAGTTTTCCGGTTATTATCTGCTGGTTTGAGTTGTACTCCCCGGACGTATGAGTTAACTGGCAACAGTTTCCGCTATACCCGCCAGCGACACTCGTTATCGTGCCTTGGTATCCTCCCCATCCCGTCGTATTAGAGTCAAAGCCACCGTTTGTTACCAGTTCTGAGCCGACGACGACACTCCCCGCCGACTCCCCCACCCACAGATACATGGGATAGCCAGTCTGCGCCCCGGTTGGACGGGAACATGTGCCGGTTTTTTTGTAGAGTTGGGCCATATATTAGCTCAGCGATATCTCCACAGTAAGAGTCCACGTGCCGGACGCCTTAGTGCCCAGCGACTCAACCTTCCTGTTGATGTTCAGCGCGGCGCTGCTGCCATTATCCACGGACCATTCGGCCCAGGTAAAATTTGCCGTGTCAGTGTCAAAGCTCGCCTTGAATGTGGCTTTCTGCGCGGTGCCGTAAGTCGGATAACCACTATCCATAGCGCCGTAGACTTTGTTCGTCGCCGCTTGCAGATCAGTCTGCGTAGCCACAGCAGCCGTGTCCGAGTCGCCAACGCCGAGCCGGGCGTATGTGTTGTCATACGCCGTGGCCGTGCCGCCGCAGATCAGCGTCCACATGTTGTTGATGCCTTCATTTAACAGGCAGTTGCCGACCTGCTCGACAACCTCGTAGGGCGTGTATAGTTCGTGGAATACGTGCTCGCGTCCCTTGAACGGCGCAATGTCTTCGTGGTATTTTTCTAATTTTGTGCGGACCTTCCAGAGGCCGCCGACTTCTTTGTTCATATGTGTGTCCTCACTTAAATTAAGTTGCTGGTTCGTACTTGATCGCCCAGCCGAAGGTGCCTGAATGTGTGGGGCTGGTAAAAGCATCGATAGAGCTTCGGCTTGCTGTGTTTTTGAGATACCACGGAAACACCATCCACCGGTCCGTGCCAAGCGCAATGATCTCGGTGGGCGTGTAGTTGTCCAACCTGATGTGCCGTGCGTTCTGGACCTGGAGCACCTGGCTGAACTTGCTCGATGACCGCTTCTGAAATACCTTGATCGGGATCAATACGCCTTCGTTGTTGAAGCTATTTGGCTGTGTTGCTAAAAGCTCGCACACGTACTTCTGCGAGGCCGCATCCTTCGGTTGCATCCACGGTCTATATGTTCCCGCTTCAAGGCCGGCATCTAAGTACCAGTTTGCAGCTGTATTACAGGCTCGGTAGTCTACCTCCATATCCTGTAAATCTGCCCAAAACATAGCCGGTACAATAGTCTGCTGGCCCACGTTATATCCGTATCCTAAATTGCCGCCATTCAGATTAAGACTGCACCCCCACACTGTGCTCCATCCGTCTGAACCACCGTTATTGTGTCCGCACGTCGCAGCCACCCAATTGCCGGAACTGCCCAGCCCCGGCTGATCAGATTGTCCGAACGCCAACCATTGGAACTTTTCCGAATAATTGATCACAAGGAATACTTCGTCGCTGAAGACAAATATATGGTACGTTACCGGATACGTCGGTGCGGTGCCTTGGACCGGGACATTGAGCGATACGAACTGAGGTGTCTCGCCACTGTCGATGTACGTCCTACCCCATAAACACAGAGGTGTTTGTCCACCAAGAGTAGTCGCCGCGTCCAGCCGCACAAATATGCCAGGATCGGCCTTATACAGAATGCCGCCGCTCCATGTCCAGCCCTCATCCTCGCAGGCGTTCGTCAGAGCGGTGAGCACCGCAGCGACGTTCGCCGCACTTCCAGTATAATATGCCATATCAGTCTAACCTCATTGCGTAGTAGTCGGGAAATCCCGTCCGGTAGACGTCCTGAATAATGACGTAAGTATAGCCGTCATCGGCTTCGATATAATTTTCCGAAGAATTGTTGAATCCTGTTACATGAAATATGCCGTCCAGGGCGCCCCAGAGATCCTCGCCGGGCGTGTAGAGTTCAACCGGCGTCAGATGATAATATCCTCCGGTGTCCCTGAGTGATGTTGAGGATCCGGCCATGACAGTCGTGTTGCTCCACGGATAGCAGTACGCCTGATACCATGTGCCCTGAATTGTTCTCATCTTGAAGTTCGCCCGGTTGCCCTTGTACGGCATACTGTGAGTCGTGTCGGAGCTTCGCGTGGCGGCATTGCCGCTAAGCATCCCCCCGCAAACAATCGGGTAGGGAAACTGGCTCGGCCTCGCATACGGCAGGAACTTGCCCACGTAGCAGCTCTCGTACACCGGCGTATCGACTTTCATCGCCAGCACGATCCGCTGGGCGTTCCAGCTCAACCAGTAATCGATCCGGTTGTTATTCGCGGGCACACCGGAATAAAATGCGTTCGGCTGCGTGGCCCAGGTGTTCTCGGCAACGTATCCGGTGCAGCACATCGCGGACAGGTTATAATAATCCGCCGCTGCCGACTCGTAAGTCATGAAGCCCACGTAGATTTCCTCGGTGCCGGTCAGACCCTCGCCCTTCAGGATCAGGTAGTGATTCGTGCCGCTGGTATCGTAGCGCAGTGTGGTCCAGCCCTCGCCTGCGGCTGTCACCAATGCCTCGATCTGTTCGAGCATGTTGTAGTGCGCCAGGGCGTAGGTGCCTGACGAACTGGTTACATATCCTATGTCGTGTCCTGCCATTATGTGAGCACCCTCTTGTTGCGTTGCATATAATTCACAATCATCCGCTCGCCCGCCGCCGTTGAGAGGTAGTTACCCACCACTGAGGGGTCGAGCACGTTGATGATCCGGACATTGTTTTCGATTGGGTCCTGTTGTTTTTCGGATGCCACATTGACGCCCAGATCACCGCCCGCCGTCCGCGCCAGAGGAAGAACCGCTTCCGGGCCAGCCTCACCCATAAGGCCAGCACCTTGCGCCATCGGGAAAACTGTTGGCCTGTCCACGATGCCGCCATGAGCAAACGGGATCAGCCGCCCGCCAGAGAAGGCGTTGCCTTTGGCCGATCCGAACAGCCCGCCGAGTAATCCACCGAGAGCGCCGCCGCCGCCGAAGTCTTTCCCGAACAGGCCGGTCAGGATTTGAGCCGCCAGCGCTTCGGCAAGCATCTTTCGAATCATGTCGGAGAAGCTTCGGAGCATCCCGTCAAGACCATCCTCGAACGGATCGAATAAGAATTCGGACATAGCGGACTGCATCGAGCGGTAGGCCTGAATCTGGAACTCGGTCAGCTCTGATGTGGCATTTTTGCCGCTGTCGGTGATTTTCTTTTTCTCTTCCTCGTACCACCTGTCGAGAGCCACCTTATCATCGATATGCTCCGCGTATGCGTCGTATCGCTCTTGGAGCTTCGCAAGTTCATATTCCTGCGTCGTCATGACGGCTTGGCGGTAGTCATCCTCGAAATTCGCAACGGCGCTGTCGTGCTCTTCGTAGTACTCCTGCATCCTGCCCATGAGTTGATCCATGGACGCGATCCGCTGTTTGTCGGCTTCCTCTGCTGCATCGGCCTCAGCCTTCTTGGCGTCTATGGCCTCTTTACCCGCCTGAATCTCCCGCGTCAGTGTTTCGATCCGCGCTTTGTGCGCCGTTGATAGATCGGCATACCTGCCGTTTTCCAGTTCCCAGAGAACCTTTTCGACGTCCGTCGTGTCGCCCAATAGCGCCAGTTCGCGCTCAAGGTCTTTTATGGCCGCCTGTCCGCGCCCAGAAACATCGTCCCGCTTGGATGTACCGTCGCCTGAGTCGCCCTTTGCCGTAGCGCCCGTTACCTTGGCAGTAGTAGGGATATGGGCAGCGGCTGTTTTGGCGGATAGATCGGCCTTAGCCTTCTCCAGAGTGGCAATTTCGTCTTTGATCTGTGCTATTTGGTCGGCATACTTGCCACGGCCTTTCGCGGTCGTTCCTCTTGGGATCACGCTGCGGAGTTCAGCCGTCTTCCGGTCGATCTGTTGCTGGATTCGCGACGCCTCGCCATCGTACTTTTTTAACCAGTCATCCAACTCATCGGCGTTCATTCCTGAGAATTCAAAGAACCCGAGGTCTCCCCGTTTCACCGCAGACCACCCACGAATGGACTGGCCGATATTACCAAACGCCTTGACAACCTTTCCTGCCATAGAGAACATCGTTGAAAGCAGCTCAATGATGCCCTCGCGCTCCTCTCCGATGGTTTTCGCAAGGTTGGAGATTTCGATAGCAATCTGGTTTGTGCCGCCGCCGGCTTTGTCCGAATCCGCGATCAGTCTCCCAAACACCGTCCGTAGATCAGTCATCGCCTGGGATATGGTCGGCTGCATTTTGCCGAACTCGGCGTCAATCGTTTGAGCAGACGTGGAGAAGGCCTCGATCATGACCCCGGACGTGATCTTTCCCTCGGATGCCAT